AAGAATTACAATTCGCATTGTTGCCGACAAGATAAAATGCCATTAGTTAACTTTTCTAATCTGGATTTTGAGCAGATTAAGACAACTCTTAAGGATTACCTACAAGCTAATTCTAATTTTACAGATTACGACTTCGAGGGTTCTAACCTTTCGTCAATAATTGACGTATTGGCATATAATACTTACATTACTTCGTACAATGCCAACATGGTAACGAACGAAGTGTTCATTGATAGTGCTACTTTAAGAGAAAATGTAGTATCTTTAGCAAGAAATATAGGATATGTACCAAGATCAAGAAAAGCAGCAACAGCAAATGTTAATTTTTTCGTAGATTGTTCAAGTATTGTACCAACTCCTGCAACATTAACTCTTAAAAGAGGTCCAATTGCTGCATCTGAAGGAACTTTCGGTAATCAGTCGTTTGTTTTTTCAATTTTAAGTGATATTACCGTTCCTGTTATTGATGGAATTGCATCTTTTGACGATCTTCCTGTTTCTGAGGGAACATTTTTAACTTCAAACTTTACTTTTAATTCTAGAACCCCAAATCAGAAATTTGTTTTACCAAATAGTGGTATTGATACTGAATTAATCGCAGTTTCTGTAAAAGGAAATGAACAATCTACTACTTCTACAAAATATACAACACAAGATAGTCTTTTAGACGTAAAATCTAACTCAAAAGTTTATTTTTTACAAGAAATTGAAAATGAAAGGTATGAAATATTTTTTGGAGATGGAATTTTTGGAGAAAAACTAGAAGAAGGTAATTTTATTACTGTAGATTACATAACTTGCAATGGTGATAGTGCAAATGGTATAAATCAATTTCAATTTTCAGGTAAATTAACGTATATTCGTAATTCAATCGAGTATACAGTTACAACAGGCATCTCTTTGCTTACTACAAGCGTTTCTGCTCAAGGTGGAGAGGTAATTGAGAGTGTGGATTCAATTAAAAAGTTTGCACCACGAATTTATGCCTCTCAAAACCGTGCTTTGACTGCGAATGACTATGAAACTCTAATTCCATCAAAGATTTATCCCGAAACAGAGTCAATTTCTGTTTTTGGAGGTGAAGAATTAGTACCACCTCAATTTGGAAAGGTCTTTATAAGCATAAAACCAAGAAATGGTGATTTTCTTCCTAATTTGATCAAAGAAAACATCAAAATGAAGTTGAAGAAATTTGCAGTTGCTGGAATTGTTCCAGAAATACTTGATTTGAAGTATTTGTTTATTGAAATTGACTCAAAAGTGTATTATAACTCCAATCTAGCACCTTCTGCTGAATTTGTCTCTACTTTGGTTCAAGAAAATGCTACAAAGTACTCAGAATCAAGTGAATTAAATAGATATGGTGCCAGATTTAAGTATAGTAAATTTTTAACAGTCATAGATGATAGCACTGAAGCAGTAACCTCTAATATTACAACAATTTTAATGAGAAGAGACCTAAGAATTGCTGCAAATTCTTTTGCAGAGTATCAAATAGGTTTTGGTAATGAATTTTATATAAAGAGTATGGATGGTTATAATATTAAATCATCTGCATTCAGAATTAATGATATTTCTGATAATGTTTACCTTTCTGACATACCTGACACTAATAGAATAACAGGATCTCTATTTTTATTTACATTACCTTCCGAAAATTCAACTACACCAACTATAGTGAGGAGGAACGTTGGTAATATAAATTATAAGAAAGGGATCATAACAATTAACCCAATTAATATTATAAGCGGAAAATTAAAAGATGGTCAACCAATTATTGAACTTTCTGCTTGTCCAAAATCCAATGACGTGATTGGATTACAGGATTTATATTTACAACTAGATATTAGTAAGAGTAATTTTGATACTGTTATTGATGAAATTGCATCTGGACTTGATCCATCTGCATCTAACTATATTGTTACATCCAGCTACCATAACGGGAACCTAGTAAGATCATAAAATGCCAGAAACAAGAATCCAGTTTAATAACATTGTTCAAAATCAACTTCCTGTGTTTACACAGAGTGAGTTCCCTTTAGTTTCTGAATTTTTAAAGTCTTATTACCAAGGACAAGAATATCAAGGCGGTCCTATTGATTTAATTCAAAATATTGATGAATATGTTAAAATTGAAAATATAACCAACCTTACAGAGTCTGTTGGATTAAGAACTGATGTTACAATTAGTGATGAGACTATTGAAGTTGATATGGTCAACTTCCCAAGAGGAACTGATGGATTTCCTAAGTCTTATGGACTTTTAAAAATTGATAATGAGATTATAACATATACTGGAATTACAACTACTTCGTTTACAGGTTGTGTAAGAGGATTTTGTGGTATAACGTCATATAAAGCAATAAACAATCCAGATGTACTAGTATTCAATTCAAGCACCTCTGAGGGGCATACAGGTGGGTCTAAGATACAAAATTTAAGTAGTCTGTTTCTTAAAGAGTTTTTATTAAAAACAAAACATTTAATTTTACCTGGTTTAGAGAATAGAAGTCTTGATAAAGACCTAGATCAAAATCTTTTCATAAAACAATCAAAAGATTTTTACTTAAGTAAAGGAACTGATAGATCTTTTGAAATTTTATTCAAAGCACTTTATAATCAAAATGTTCAGGTCATAAAACCTAGAGATTTTCTTCTCACTCCATCTAATGCAAACTTTAAGATTACAAATGACATTGTAGTTGAACCAGTTCAAGGAGATCCAAGAAATTTAGAAAATTCTACTTTATTTCAAGGTAGTTCCGAAAGTATTGATAAAGCATATGCACCAGTTGGATCTGTAGAACCAATTAATGTTGGAGTAGGAGAGACATATTATAAAATCAGTTTTGACTCTGGTTATGATAGAGATATTAGAGTTAGAGGTGCTATCTATGGTAATTTTGTTGTTCATGATAAAACTAAAAATATAGGAGTTGTTTCTATCGGAGCAACTGTAGTTGATGTTGATTCTACAATAGGATTTCCTGATCAAGGAGAATTAAAAGTAGTCTTTACTGATGCTACAAATGGAATTGTTTCATATACATCAAAATCAGTAAATCAGTTCTATGGATGTAGTGGCGTAACTGCAAAAATTGCAGATGCTTCAAATATTGGAATTAATACTTATGCATTTGGTACGTCCAATTTAGACTCAACGGATGAGATTAGAGTAAATATAACTGCAGTTTTAAATGAATTGGAAATTAGTGGAAATACTCATAATTTCTCAGTTGGAGAAACTGCAGAAATTAAAACTTTAGGTGTAAACGATGATAGTTTTATCGCTAAGAATTGGTTTTATAATCTTGCCCCCACATTAGAAGTCAAAGAAATTACCTTAGTTGATGCCACCGATCAAACATATAGAATAGAATTTTTTGTAGAACATGCATTTAAAAATGGCGATACAGTAACACTAGATGATACTGCGGGAAATGAATTAGAAATATCTACACTAATTAATATTGACAGTGAGACTTCTATAACATTAAAGGGACAAGGACTAATTGATACTAGTCTTAAGTACATAGTAAAAAGAAATATTTCTAAGGCAGTTTCTAATACCTTCCCTGATGCGTCTATATTCTCAACCAATGTTCAAAACCTCTATAAAGACGGAAACAAATATTTGGTTGCATCTTCGTCAATACCAACTTATAATGCTCAACCATTAAATGTTTTTAGTCAAGCAATAAATTTTGGTGGTACTTTTAGTGGAAGTGATTTTAAAATTATTTTTAGAGGGGATCATGGTTTCCATACAGGTGATGCTGTTTATTATTCACCGCAAAGAGTTCCTGAACAATTCTATGATGCAAATAATATTTTATCAACAAGAGATGTTATAAAATCATCTTTATTCTCTGAAGATCTTGGTGTTATTGAGGCAGATGAGAAAGCTACTAATGCAGGATTGTATTTTATAAAAAGAGTCAATGCTTTAACGATTAAACTTTCACGAAGTAGAACAGATCTAGAAAATTCTAATTTTATATCTATTGAGACCCCAGTTACAATAGAAGATAATATTATTCAACCATTTAATTTTGAGGGCAAAACTCTACAGTCTCAAGATATTTTTAGAGAAATATCTCCAGTTCAAAATGATGGATTGAGATATGATACTGAAATTGGATTTACTGGCATATTAATTAATGGTGTAGAGATTTTAAATTATAAATCTAAGGATGTAATATACTTTGGTCAATTAGATAGAGTGGAAGTTTTATCTGGCGGTACAAAGTATGATGTTATAAATCCACCAAATTTAACTATTAAAGATAATGTAGGTACAGGAGCAACTGGGTATGTTTCAGTTTCTGGTGCGTTTGAAGAAATTAGAGTTGTTAATTCTGGATTTGATTATGTAGATACACCAGTAGTTTCAATTAATGGTGGTAATGGTAAAGATGCAGTTGCCACTGTAAATACAAAATTAATTGAACATCAAGTTTCATTTAATTCACAATCAACTAGTGCTGTAGATAATAACACTATTGGTTTCAGTACTTTCCATAAATTTAGAAATGCTGAAGCAATAATTTATGAAACAAAAGGACAAAGACCTGTAGGTGGAATCTCAACTGATGCTGTTTATTTTGCATCAGTAGTTGATACAACAAACGTTAAATTGCATTTGACTGAAAGAGATGCAATAGCTGGGATTAATACTGTTCAATTAACATCACTAGGTGTTGGTAGACATGATTTTAAAACAACCTCTAAAAAATCAGTTGTTGAAAGTATTAATATAATATCCAGTGGTTCTGGTTATGCTAATAATAAAGTAACGTCTACTCCTGCAGGAATTAATACTTCATCTAATATTATTTCAATTTCTGAGCATGGATATAATTCTGGGGAAATAATAAAATATACAGCAGCAGAAACTCCTGTTGGTGGATTATCTGACAAGTCTGAATATTTTGTAACTAAGATTGATGATCATAGTTTCAAATTATCTGCAGTAGGAATTGATACTGGAAATAAACAATTTTTCTATGATACTAAACAATATGTTAATTTAACTTCTGTTGGACTTGGAACACATACTTTTAATTATCAAGATATAAATGTTTCTATATCTGGTCAAATAGGAATTAGTACTGCAGGATTTAGTGGTGATGTCCATGAAACCTTTGGTGCTAAGATTGAACCTATTATTAGAGGAGAAATAAAATCTATCCATTTATTTGATAATGGAGAAAACTATGGTGATCCTGAAATTCTTAATTTTAATAGAAGACCTAATATAATATTAAGTTCTGGTAAAAATGCTCAACTTTCTCCAATTATAGTTGATGGAAAGATTGTTGAAGTCTTAGTTCAGAATTCAGGTGATGAATATAATTCTTCGCCAAATATTAATATTTTTGGTTCTGGTATTGGTGCTGTTTTAACACCCATTATAGAAAATAATAAATTAATTTCTGTTAAAGTTATTGAATCTGGTATTGGATATACTCAAAACGATACAAAAATAACTATTACTCCATCTGGTGTTGGTGCTAAATTTAGACCTATTATTCAAACATGGAGAGTTAATCTATTTGAAAAATATTTCAATACATTTACAGAAGATGATGGATTCTTATCACATAAATTTACTCCTAATAAAGGATTACAATATTCTCATTTATATGCTCCAAGGAAATTAAGAGAGTCTGTATTCCAAAGAGATCAAGCAGGTAGAATATTATTTGGAAAACCTGATTTAACAAAAATAAATGGAATAGAAAATGTTTCGGATAATCATTCTCCTATCATAGGATGGGCGTATGATGGCAATCCAATTTATGGACCTTATGGATATACTACAAATCAAGGTGGGGTTATCTCACAATTAAAATCTGGATATTCATTAAAGTTACAACCAAATAGACCATCAGTTTCAATATACCCTCTAGGATTTTTTGTAAATGATTTTTCTTACAAAAAAGTTAAAGATGAGTCTGTTCTTGATGAAAACAATGGAAGATTTTGTGTAACACCAGAATTTCCAAAAGGAACTTATGCTTACTTTACTACTCTTGAACCAGGTAATGCAGATTCCGCAGGGACTTTTGATAAGTTTAAAAGACCAGTATTCCCATATTTAATAGGTAATACATATCAATCTATTCCAAATAATTTTAACTTTAGTATTTTTTCAAATCAAACAGACTTTAATTTAGATAAGTCTTCTTTCCGTAGAAATACAACTCCTTATAATTTAATAGAGAATCAAGTTACCAGATATAATTATGCATATGTACCTGACAATTTATCACAAAAAATAGATGTTAAATCTATTTTACCTGGTGTAATAGAAAAAATAGGTATCGAAACATCTGGTGAATCTTATCAAGTTGGAGACTCCATAGTATTTGAAAAAACAGAACAAGGTTTTGGTGCAAATGTAATCGTATCTGATATTTTAGGAAAATCTATCAACCAAGTTAGTGGTGGTATAAGTGCAATCAACAATACTGAAATATATCCCAATTCAACGGGTAAGTGGGATGTTATTTGTGATAGTCCTCATAATTTTAATAACTTAGAAATTGTTGTTTTATCTGGATTGTCTACAACTTCTTCTGGATTGGAAGGAGATTATGATGCTGGAATATCTACATCCAGTTTTGCTTTAACTGGTATAGGAACTACTACAATTGCTGTAGAAAATGTAGCAACAACAGGAGTAGTTACTTTCTTTAATTTATCTGGTAATTTTGAAGATCTTACGGAAAATGATATTCTTGAAGTGGGTGATGAAAATATTAAAGTTTTAAATGTAGAAAAAGGTTTTAGTAGAGTAAGAGCCTTACGGGGTCAAGATGCAACTGTTGGGATACAACATACAGTAACTACCGTAGTAAATAAAAAACCTCGTATTATTACAATTAATGCTGGTATTGAAACAACTTCAAAGGCAAAAAGAAATAAAGAAATTTATTTCAATCCTATTGAAACAGTAGCACAGGGAACAGGTGTTGGTGTTGGAATTGGTAGCACCATATTCTTTAATAGACCTGGTGTTGGTGTAACTAGTTTATTCATACCAACTAAATCTATTTTCTTAAAAAATCATGGATTAGAAACTGGTGATCAATTAACATATTTTGCTAATAGTGGAACTCCTTTAAAAGTTAATAATGGTTCTACTTCATTCGATTTAATTGATAGTCAAACATTATTTGCTGCAAAAATAACATCTGATTTAGTTGGTGTAGCAACAGTTCGTGTTGGTTTAGGAACTACAGGTGGTTTTGTTGGAGTTGAAACAAGTGCTAGTACATTAGCATTTTCTGGAATAGGAACAGGGGTATTTCATAGTTTAAAAACTAATCACAAACCAATAACAGGAACTGTAACAAGAAATTTAATAACTGTTTCTGCTGGAAGTTCTCATGGATTGGTTACAAATGATAAAGTAATTATTGATGTAAATCCATCAGTTGCTGCTACATTTAATGTTTCATATAATGATTTTAATAGAAGAATTATAATAAATCCTAGAGATTTTGCTGATGCGGATATTAATGTTCCTAATGACACTATAAGAATATTAGATCATGGATATTCTACTGGTCAAAAAATAATTCATACTGCAGCAACACCCATATCAGGTTTAAGTAATGATAGGATTTATTATGTTGTTGTAATTGATACAAATACAATTAAATTATCAGATACTTATTATAATTCAACAATAATTAAACCAATTATTGTTAATTTACAAAATACTGGAACAGGAACTATCAATCCAGTAAATCCTCCAATAAAAGTATTTGCAGATTCTGTAGTAGATTTTAATCTTTCAGATAATTCTTTAGGATATGTAAATCAAGGAGTATCATTCTCTGCGTTTAATTTTAATTTCTATAATGACAGAAATTTAACTAAGCAATTTAATAAAACTAAAGATAGTGATGCATTTGAAGTTAAACAAACAGGTGCGATTGGTATTACTTCTGATGCAAAAATTTCTTTAACAGTTAATAACAATATTCCCAAAACTTTATTCTATAAATTAGAACCTGTATTTGAAGGAGATTCTCCTTTAGCAAAACAAAATCCAATTATTGATTTAGAAGTTCCAAACAGTGATGAAATTCAAGTAAAGGGTAGTTTATACAATGGAGAACATAAAGTTACAGTTGGCGTTGGTTCAACTAGTTCATTTACATATACCGTAAAACAATTCCCAGAAAGAAATACATATACTGATGCTGCTTCTGTTCTTAAATACACAACAACATCAAAAACTGCATATGGTGCAATTTCAAAATTCCGTATTAAAGATGCTGGAAGAAATTATAAGGTAGTACCTGGTATTTCAACCATTACGACATTTTTTGGTAAAAATGCAGTTGTTAGTGCTGCAAGTACAAGTATAGGTGTAATTAAGAAAACAGAAATAAAAAATATTGGATTTAATTTCCCCTCAGATACAACATTAAGTCCATCGGTTGCTTTACCTCAAATTATAGATTTAAAATCTTTAACATCATTTGAATCAATTGGAATTTCATCTGTTGGTAGAGGTTATTCGACTGCTCCTAAATTATTAGTATTTGATGGAGAAACTAAAAAGCAAATAACTGATATAGATATCACTTATAAGTTAGGTGATCCTCAAGTTTCTATTTTAAAAAATACAACTGGTATTAGTCAAGTTACTCCTGAAATTATCCCTACTCAAAACTCTAATGGAGTTGGTATCAGTACTGTCAGATATAATTCAACAACAAAGGATGTTACATTAACTTTATCTGTTGGATTTAGTACAGAAAATTCATTCCCGTTTGAAACTGGTGATAAAATATTAATTGAAAATGTTAGTGTTGGTATTGGTACTACTCAAAGAGGATTTAATTCTGCTGAGTATGATTATGAGTTATTTACAGTAAGCTCAGTTGATCCAAATCTTGGTGGGATTGGAATAGTAACTTTCAGTTTAGCAAATAGTTTGTTAGTCGGAGAGTTTCCTGGAACTTATGATCCAAAAAATTCTACTGCTGCAAGAGTAATACCTAAAAAACATTTCCCATTATTTGATATAAAGTTATCAACTAACGATTACTTTATAGGGGAAAAAGTAACTGCAGATTTATCTGAAGGTATTGTAGAAACTTGGGATCCTAGCAATGAAACTTTAGTAGTATCTTCTAAAGATGTATTTAAAAAAGATCAAGTTATTAAAGGAGTATCATCTAAAACTCAAGGTGTTGCTAAAGATGTATCTCAATATGATGCTAGTTTAAAAATAGATTCATTCTCTAAAGTAGAAAATGGATGGGAAACAACTTCTGGGTATTTAAATAATGATACTCAAAGAATACAAGATAATGATTACTATCAAAACTTCTCATACTCATTAAAATCTAAAGTTGCATTCCGTGATTGGGATGATGTTGTTAGTGCTTTAAACCATACATTAGGATATAAAAAGTTTGCAGATTTCCAACTTGAATCTACTCAAGAAAGACCAATATCAGTTGGTTTAAATACAGAGACTACTTACTTAAATATCGTAAATGATTTAATTAGTCAAGTAGATTTAAATTGTGTTAATGACTTTGATTTAGTAAAAGAAAATTCAATTAACACTCCTTCAGGAGTTATTTCGGATAAAATAATATTTTCTAGTAGAATATTATCTGATTACGAAGAGTCTATTGGAAATAGAGTTCTTTCAATAGATGATATGAGTGGATCATTTAATAGTAATCCACGTTCTACCCCATTCAGTGTCGTAGATACATTTCCTCTTATAGATCATAGAGCTAAAAAGTATATTACTTTTGTTAGAGATAAAAGGTTTACTGGTCAAAGACAATTGATGATTGTCGATTTAATTCATGATGGTTCGTTTGGATATATTAATCAATATGGAAGAATTGAAAGTCAGTATGATATGGGAGCATTTGATTTCTCTATTGTTGGATCTGATGGACAATTATTATTCTTCCCAAATAAGTCTACAGTCAACGATTATGATATAGTATCTTTATCATATAACTTAGATGATAATCTTGCGAGTGTAGGATCAACTGCATTAGGAACTACATTAATAGATTCTCACAGCACATTAGTTCCAAAATCAAATCCATCTACAACTATTGTATCAATTGGAAAAACTTATACATCAGCTAAAGTTGTTTTACAAATTACTGCTAATAGTGAAGAAGTTGGATTACTGGATGAGTTTGAATTTGAAGAATTAAATATTGTTCATGATGGAACCGATGTTCAACTTCTTGAATATGGAGAGATGACAACCACTCTAAACAATGTAGATATTACAGGGTTTGGAACATATTCTGCAGAAATTAGTGGTTCTAATTTTAATATTAATTTCCACCCCAATACTGGAATTGGAACAACTGCAGTTGTTAATGCACTTGTAGTTGCTAATTCAAATGAAGCAGTAAGTGCAGCTTCTACTATTGATTTGAAACATGCTAGATTAACAAGTAGATCTACTCAAATAGCATCTTCAGGATCACCAACTGCAAATGTTGTTGGTTCTTATCCTAATACACAGGATACTAATGATTTGTATAGTTCTGCTTACTTTAATATTCAAGTAACTGATACTACTAATAATGAGTCTGCTATAGCAGAATTAATTGTAATTAACGATTCTACAGAAACTTACACTACGGATGAGTATGCAGTTATTACAACCACAGAAAATTTAACTCTTTCTGGATTAGGAACATTCCATACAGATTTAAATGGTAATGATACTCGATTATTATTTACTCCACTTCCTAACACTGCAACTAATGTTAAGGTGTTTATGAATGCATTAAGAATTGAAGATGATGAAAAAGATGTTGTTGATTTTGGAAACAATTCATCTATTGAAGTTGAATCTGGATCATATACAGGAACTGATAGAGATATCAAACGTGCTTTTAATTTAACTCATGCAGGACTTCCAATATTTGAAAGAAGTTTCAATGCTTCTAATTCGCAAGTAGTTAGTACTGCAAATGATACAATTGAAATTCCAAATCACTTCTTTGTAAGTGGTGAAAAAATTAATTATGTTCATGCTGGTGCAGGTACAACTCAAGCAATTGGTATTTCTGCTACTAATGGATTTGTTGGGATAGGTACAACTGATAAATTACCATCTAATGTATTTGCAGTAAAAGTTGATGATAATAAGATAAAAATTGCAGAGACTGCACAAAAAGCATTACTTTCAATCCCAGAAACAGTTGACCTCACGAGCGTAGGTATTGGAACATCGCATAGATTTGTATCAACAAATCAAAATGCAAAAGTTCTTCTTTGTTTAGATAATATAATTCAATCACCAGTTGTAGCAACTGCTGTAACAACAACTATTGCAAATCAAGTATTTACAACTTCTGACATTATTCCATTTACAGGGATCACATCATTCTTCGGTGGCGATTTAATTAGGATTGGAAGTGAGATAATGAAGATTGAAGGTGTTGGTATTGGAAGTGCTACTAATATTAGAGTGCGTAGAGGTTGGATGGGAACCTCCATAGCAGGTCATTCTACATCATCCTTAGTTACTAAAGTTGATGGTAATTATAACATTGTAGAAAATGTTCTTAATTTTATTGAAGCACCATTTGGAAATCTACCACTAAGCACATCAACAAATCCACCTGATAGTAGAGATTGGACAGGTATATCAACTAGTTCTAGTTTCCAAGGTAGATCATTCCTTCGTTCTGGTATTGAAAATAGTTCTAATGAAACATATTCAAAAAATTATATTTTTGATAGTGTATCTCATGAGTTTAATGGAATCAAAAAAGATTTTGTATTAAAATCTGAAGGTTCTAATGTCAGTGGTATAGCAAATGATAATGCTGTAATCTTAGTTAATGATGTATTCCAAAATCCTATTCAATCATATAGTTTAAGCGAAAATGCAGGTATTACATCTATTAGTTTTGTTGGAACAGCATCTTCCACAACAGATGCAAATCTTACATCTTTACCTCTAGGAGGTGTTATACTTTCTGTTGGTTCTACTGAAGGATTTGGATATCAACCATTAGTTGCTGCTGGAGGAACAGCAATTGTATCTGCTGCAGGAACAATTACCTCTGTTGCTATTGGTAATAGTGGTTCTGGTTATCGATCAGGAATACAAACTGTTAATGTATCAATACAGCGAGAAAGTCTTGAAGGGGCATCGATTGTTAAAATAGGAACTGCAACCATATCGGATGGTCATGTAAGTTCCGTTGGTATAACCACTGATCATGTATTCTATGCACCAAAGAATATTTCTAATGTTCTTTATGATAATACTACAGGTATCACAACAATAACCACATCAGCAAATCATGGATTGCAAAGAAATGATGAAATTAAACTATCTGGCATAGTATTTACTTGCAATTATAGTGGTGCTACTTCAGTTAATGTTACTAATGCAATTTATAACAATGTAACTGGTATTATGACAGTTACTACTGCATCTGCTCACGGATTGTCTACAACAGGTCAAAGAAGTGACGTTGTGTTAGCAGGACTAGCATTTACATGTGGTTTAGATAACGGCAGTTCTACACATGTTTATCCAAGAACTACAGATCCTGTGTATTGCGGAACCCCTGTTACTGCAGTTAATAGTGCTACTGAATTTGAAGTCAATGCAGGTGTATCTACAGTTCCTACATTTTATTCATCTGGAGGAACTGCACAAGGAGCTATTATAGCACCAAGAGCAGTTAATAACTCTGGTACTGGCAGAGATTCTGCATTCAATGGAACTAATGTCCTTAGAGTATTGACTAATAAGAAATTTGTAGTTAATACAGGAATTTCGACTAGAGCACACACATACTCTAGATGTGGTAAAGTTGAAAAACCATTAGATATTATCTTTGATAATCCATTATCATATACAGGCATACCTTTAGAATATAGTTCTAGTTCAATCTCAGGTGTAGGTTCAGATGCAGTTGTTGACGTTGTTGTAGGACAAGGTTCTAGTGTAACGGAATTTAATATACAGAATACTGGATATGGATTTGGTATTGGGGAAATTTTAACATTGCCTATTGGTGGTGCAACAGGAATCCCAACTACAAGTTCATATAAAGAATTCCAATTAACAATTGACGAAATCTTTAGTGATGAATTCAATGGTTGGTCATTAGGTCAATTAGAACCATTAGATAGTCCAGAAAAATTCTTTGATGGAGAAACAGTTGCTTTCCAATTAGAAAAAGATGGGGAAATCGTTTCTATTATTGCTGCAGTAGGTTCTAAAATAAATGTTCAAGATGTTATATTAGTATTTGTTAATGATGTACTTCAAGTTCCAGGTAAAGGTTATACCTTTACAGGAGGAAGTATAATTACATTTACTGAAGCACCTAAAGTAGGAGATACTTGTAAAGTTATATTCTATAAGGGAAGTGGTGCTATTGACGTAAAACCAAGAAGTGTTATTGAAACAGTTAAAAAGGGTGATGATTTAACAATTAATTTTGATGCATCAATTGGACAAACACCAAATGTGCAAGAAGAGGAAAGAATTGTTACCAGAATTGATTCAACAGATATTGTATCCACCAATCCATACTTTGGACCAGGTAATACTGAAGATGAAACTTTAATACGTCCTGTGAAACTTTGTAGACAAACAGAAGATAGAATTATTAATGATGTTGAAATAGGTAAGGATAGAGAGTTTTATGAACCAAATATACATCCAGCAACTGTAATATTAAAATCAGTTGGTATAGGGTCAACTTCCTTCTTTGTTGATAATATTAGACCATTCTTTAATCCAGTAAATGAAAATGCTAGTGCTAGTGTTAGAGAGAGCGTACAAGACAAAGTAACGATAACATCTCAACAAGACAAGATTGGAACAATTTCATCTGCTACTATATCAAGTGGTTCTGTTACTTCAATTAGCGTAGTAAGTTCAGGTTCTGGATATGTAAGTGTTCCTAATGTTTCTATACAAACACCTACTGGAATAGGATCAACAGCAACAGCAACTGCTGCTATTTCTAATGGTCAAGTAACTTCAATATCGGTAACTTATGGAGGAACAGGATATACATCTGCTCCACAGGTTCTTATCGATCCTCCTACATTAATTACCGAAACAAACACAGTATCTTCCTATAATGGGGACTCTGGAACAGTTGTTGGATTTGGAACTACTGTTTCATCAAATATTGATAAACTAATATTTGATTTCTATATTCCTCAAAACTCTTTCTTAAGAGACTCTGATATTGTAGGTACAGCAACAACATTAAGTGGCATCAGTATTGGTGATTACTTTGTAATCAATAATTCAAATATTGGATTTGCACAAACCTCTATAATCTCTAGAAGTTTAGATAATACTATAGTTGCAACAGGTAAGTCTTTCTTTGATAATGTTTATCAAGTAGATTCTGCATCTATCGTTAGTGTTGCAAATACTCACATAGGAATATCTACTGTTGGAACTGCTTTAACAAGTGTTGTTAGAGTTGAGACTAGAATAAGTGGAATATCTACATTTAACTTCTCGTCATCATCGATATATTTTGATTCTACAAATTATAGCTTTGATAATCAAAATTCTGATATTGGTGGAGGTTCTGATGTATCAATAGGTTACACTGGTCCATTTATCAATAGACCATTCTTAGGCGAATTTAGTTGGGGTAGAATAGATGTCAAGGGAAGAAGTAAAACTAACACATATACATTTGAAGGTCAAAATGGAGTTCTTGGAATTAATACTGGACCTCTAGTAACCAGAACTAATAGATTGAGTTTTAAAAATTATGATGTTTAGTAATCTTCTAAATATTTCAAACTTAAACTATCAATAATGGCTAAAGTAGGGATAAACACGGGGTCAGCACCAAATGCGGGAGATGGTAGCACATTGCTTGCAGGTGCAAATGCAATTAATTCTAACTTTACTGAGGTTTATGATCTTTTAGGTGATGGAACTAATTTACCAGCAGGAATAGTAACATCAATAGTAGCAGGAACAAATGTAACTGTATCTGGTGCAACTGGTGCGGTCACTATTAATGCTAGTGGTGGAGGTGGTGGTGGAAGTATTGCAGGTATTAGCACTACAGGAACATCTTTCTTTAATAATATAAGTGCTGCTGGAGTTGTAACTGCTACTTCATTTAATGGCAATTTAAACGCAAGTAATTTAAATAGCGGCACAGTTCCTGCTGGTAGAATAACTTCTCTTAATGCATCCAAATTAACTGGAGCAGCAGCAGCAATTAATGGTACAAATATAACAGGAATTGTAACATCAATAGTAGCAGGAAGTAATGTAACGGTATCTGGTGCTACTGGTGCGGTCACTATTAATGCTAGTGGTGGTGGATCTGGAATAACAGTTCAAGATGAAGGTTCTGCGTTATCAACTTTAGCAACAACACTTAATTTTGTTGGATCTGGTGTTGTAGCATCGGGAACAGGAGCAACAAAAACAATCACCATTGCTGGTGGTGGAGGATCACTACAATCCAGAACTACAAAGAGTGCTACCACTGCTTCTCTTAATGCTGCTGCTTCAGGTGATTTGGATATAACTAATGCATTCAAAGGATATCATTTGCTTAAAATAGCAGTAAATCATCCTGCTTGGGTTAGACTTTATACATCTACTGTTACTAGAGGAAATGATTCTAGTAGAACAGAGGGAACAGATCCTACACCAGGTTCAGGTGTTATTGCAGAAGTTTTAACTACAACTGCAGGGGCAAGCACATTCAATATGTCGCCAGGAGTTTTTGGATGGAGTGATGAAGGAACTCCTAGCACAACTGTTTATGCAAAAGTAACCAACAAGGATTCTTCTGCTCGTGCAATTACAGTAACTCTAACTCTGATACAAGCGGAGGCATAAATGAAAGAGTATACAGTCACTCTTAATAATTTTTCTGATAAAACAACTTTCTGTAATGAAATGACTGCTTCTAGTGGGAGTGGTTCTATTCCTAGCAGGGCATGTACATGTGATTTGATGAGACCTAAAAGTAGAAATACAGTTTTTACTTTATCTGATACTGAAGCAACTGAATTATTAAATGACTATA